GTATCCCCAAAGACCGTGAGAATCCCGCCAGGAGGCGCGGCTGTCGCACGCAAATTGAATATACCTCTAGAGGAGTACGCAAGACAATGGGCTGCTATTAATGGAAGGAGTCAGTAATGGGTAATCAAAATCGTATGAGTCGTGAACTGGAATCTCGTGAGAACAATCTACATGATCAACCATGGGAACCCCCGTCATCGATACCAACTCCTGATCCACAAGACGGATATGCTTTTAGATGGGTCCGTACTATGGTGATGGGTCTAGATGATGCTCGAAATGTTTCGATGCGCCGTCGAGAAGGTTGGGAGCCTGTAAAGGCAGAAGATCATCCAGAACTGCTTCTTGATTTGGGCCTCGACGGGTCTGCCTCGAAGAATGGACTAGTTTTGTTTGGTGGCCTTATGTTGTGCAAGAATCTCGAAGAGAAAGTCGGAAAGCGTAATGGTTATTACGAAGGTATGGCTGATCAACAGATGAGATCCGTGGACAACAACTTTATGCGAGAGAATGATGCCCGTATGCCGCTCTTTAGTGAGAAGCGTGCGGAAGTCACTTTCGGACGTGGCAAATAACTTTTAAGGAGTTTTAAATGGCATATCCTACCCTTGCTGGACCTTACGGTCTGCGCCCGATCAATTTGGTCGGTGGTCAGGTGTACGCTGGTCAAACTCGCCAAATCCCGATTGCCTCTGGTTCCGCTACTGACATCTTCTATGGTGACGTAGTAGCCCTAACCACATCAGGTACTCTGGAGAAGACGACGACCACCGACACCGGCGTTGATATTGTTGGTGTATTTCTTGGCGTTACTTACGTCAATCCCACTACTAAACAGCCTACCTACGCTCAGTTTTATGACGGCCCAATTACGGGTACGACTACCTATGCGTATGTACAAGATGATCCTGATCAGTTGTATCAGGCTGCTGTTGTTTCGAGCGGAACGACTATTGGTGGCGTAACTCGCGCTGCTGTTGGTCAGAACGCCGAATTGGTCCAGAATAGTGGTTCTACCACTAATGGTGATTCAAGAGTCGCAGTTCTTGCAACAACTGGCACAGCCACTACGCTGCCTTTGCGTGTGATTGATGTTGTTCCTGAGACTGTTAACGCATCCGGTTCGTATACGGAAGTGATTGTCAAGTTTAATATTGGCGCTCACACCTATACTTCTGCTGATGCCGTAGCATAAGGAGCAACTAAATGGCTATCTCACGCGCACAACTTTTAAAAGAACTTCTCCCAGGGCTTAATGCTCTGTTTGGTATGGAGTATGGTCGCTATGGCGAAGAGCACAAAGAGATCTTTGTAACTGAGACCTCTGAGCGTTCTTTTGAAGAAGAGGTCAAATTATCTGGCTTCTCCGCCGCTCCAGTAAAGAACGAAGGTCAGGCTATTTCTTATGACAACGCGCAGGAAGCATTTTCTGCTCGTTACAGCCATGAGACAATTGCTCTGGGCTTCTCAATTACTGAAGAAGCAATTGAGGACAACCTGTATGACAGCCTATCGGCTCGTTATACCAAGGCTCTGGCCCGTGCTATGGCATATACCAAGCAAGTTAAGGCTGCAAACATCCTGAACAATGGTTTCAACTCTAACTACCCCGGTGGTGACGGCGTTGAACTGTTCTCGACTTCGCACCCGCTTGTTTCTGGCGGAACTAACTCCAACGAGCCTTCCACTCCTGCTGACCTGAATGAGACCTCCCTTGAGGCGGCCGTTATTCAGATCGCTGCTTGGACGGACGAGCGTGGCCTGCTGATCGCTGCAAAGCCACGTAAATTGGTTGTTCCTCCCGCACTGATGTTCGTTGCAACCCGCCTCTTGGAGACTGAACTCCGTGTTGGTACAAATGACAACGACATCAACGCTCTGAAGAACAATGGTTCTATCCCCGAGGGTTACTCTGTTAACCACTTCTTGACGGATACGAACGCATGGTTCCTGACGACGGATGTTCCCAACGGTCTGAAGCACTTCATCCGTACTCCAATGAGTACTTCTATGGATGGGGATTTTGACACCGGTAACGTACGTTATAAGGCTCGTGAGCGTTATTCGTTCGGTTGGTCTGATCCGCTCGGTATTTTTGGTTCACCGGGTGCATAAAACAAAAGGGGGGTTACAAGCCCCCCTTTTGGTATTAAACTATAGAGACTAGGATTTTTAGTTACAGGTACTGACCTAGCAGACTTAGTAGAGAACCTGTAACGAGTCGTGCTACTACACGGAGATAAATATGGCACTTTCAACTACCCAGAGTATCTGGCGTTCGGGCGGTGGGGATCAAACTCGCACCGCATACTGTGGTTCCGGCGTTATGGCTGCTCAGTTCTATATTGCTGATGCATCTGTTGCTACTGCTACCAATGTCAAAGTTTCATCAACTTCTGGCGCCCCTAACCTAATTCTTCCTGCAGGTGCAGTTGTACTGTCTGTAGAAATTAATGACGCAGGTACTGGATCTGTTGATCTTGGAACCCGTAATTACGTTAGCGGATCTGTTACTGGTGCGGCTATCGCAAATAACTTATCTGTTGCTGCTGTTGGTTCTGTTACCGCTGGCTTGACTCGCACTGCTATTTCTGCTCTGTCATACGTAACTGTAACTATTGACACTTCAGGTGCAGGTACTGTTGGTGGATACATCACATACTTTGTGGCAGATCCAACTCTTGGTCAGCAAAGCGCTTAATAGGAGGCTACGATGCCTACCATGCAATATGATGTATTAGCGACGAAACCGCTGACTAGTACAGGCAACTTTAAAGACCAAAACAATTTCGACATCAATCGGAATCGTATCAAAACCGTTTATGCAATAAATGGTGCGAGTGCTGGTTCTGTCGTTATTCGTGAAGGTGGGGCTAGTGGCAACATCGTGCTTACCGTAGAAACCGCTGCAAGCGGTACGGCTGGTTATACCATCATTCCTTTACCGGGTGAAGGTATTCTGGTTAAAACGGGCACGATGCACGGCACCGTTACTAATACAACCTCAATAACGCTTTTTTACGGATAATAAATGCAAAAAGAAAAGTCCTACAGCGTTGCAGGTCGCAAACTGATGCTTGGTTTGCCGACTTACGACTTTAAACTCTCTGCAAAACTTGCTATTTCAATGGCAAATTTTTGTGCGCTTGCTGGCCAACATGGGGTATCCATACAGATTAGCAACATTTCTGGGTGCTCTATTGTGGCTCGGGCGCGCAATTTGATTGCTGCTGATTTTATGGCAAGCGATTGCACGGATTTAATGTTTATTGATTCAGACATTAATTTCAATGCAAACGATTTGTTTAGGTTGCTGGCTTGGACTTCTGATCCTAAATGCGGTATTGCTGCCGGTATTCCGGTGGCCCGCAAAAAGGCTAAAACATTTATTTCCACACTATATAAAGACGAGAACGACGAACTCGTTATGAATGAAATGGGGCTTATCCGAGCAAATCAGGTGGCTACTGCATTTATGATGATTCGTCGTGATGTCTTTGAAACTTTGGATGCCAATCATCCTGAATGGGAATACCTAGATGACCGGATTGAGGCTGGGAAACTAAAAGCCTTTTTCCATTTTGATGTAATACCAGAAGGTTACGTTGGTGAAGATTACTTATTTTGCAACCGTGTCCGTGAATATGGCTATGAGATTTGGGTTGATCCCACGATCACACTAGGTCACATGGGTATGGAAGAATTTGTGGGCAACTTTGGAGAAGATTGGCTTTATCCAAAACTCAAAGCAGCCCCACCGAAAGAAAAGGCGGCTTAAATGGCTAAGACTCCTGCATGGCAACGCAAAGAAGGAAAGAACCCAAAAGGTGGGCTAAACGCTAAGGGTAGGGCATCTTATAACGCTGCCAATCCCGGTAAGCCCGGCTTGAAGGCTCCGCAGCCAGAAGGTGGCTCGCGCAAAAAATCGTTCTGTGCCCGCATGACGGGTATGAAAAAGAAGTTAACTAGCGCCAAAACCGCTAACGATCCAAACAGCCGTATCAATAAGAGCCTACGGGCGTGGAAGTGCTGACATGGAGCAGTTGATTTTGTTTTCTTGGTCTGGCGTATTGTCTGCCTTGGTAGGTGTGGCAGGGTTTGTTGCATGGGAAAAAAATAACAAATTAAATACGTTAGAAAAATTGTTAAACGATACTAAATTGGAGGTGACCCGTGAAAACGTCACTAAAGCAGAAATTGAAAAACTTGAGCGCTACATTGATGGGCGCTTTAACAAATTTGAAGAAAAAATTGACCGACTTATTGAAGCGAGGTAAATGATGGCTATTACAGATATTGCTAAAAATTTAGGAATTATCCCCCGAATGATGGCAAAAGCATATGAGGATAAAAAAGATACGATTTCTAGTTTGACCGGAGAAAATGAAGCGCTTAAATCACAAATAGAAGCGCAAAAAGAAAACCAGTCAAAAGGTATGAAGAAAGGCGGTAAAGTATCGTCCGCCTCCAAACGTGCTGATGGTTGCGCTCAACGGGGTAAGACCCGTGGGAAGATGGTCTAATGCCTGCTGTTAGTAAAAAGCAGGAGCGATTTATGCAAGCGGTGGCTAATAACCCAAAGTTTGCAAAAAAGGTGGGCGTACCAACGTCCGTAGGCAAAGAGTTTACTAAAAAGGAAGGTGGAGTCATGAAAGAGTCAAAGGCAATGATGAAGAAAGAAGTGTCCTTCATGAAGAAAAAAGGCGCTCCCAAGTCCATGCTTAAGCATGAGATGAAAGAGGCCGGTATGAAGAAAATGAAGTCGGGTGGTTTGGCTGCTGGTCACAAACAAGCCGATGGTGTTGCCAAAAAAGGCAAAACACGCGGTATGCAAGTCCGCATGATGGGCGGCGGGAAGTGCTAAATTGAGAGCGTGCCGGGGTATGGGTGCAGTAAACCCTAAAAAACTGCCAAAGGCTATGAAGCCAGCCAAAACTGTCAAGAAAAAAGACGGGGATTTGTCTGTTGCTATTTATTCCCAAGGCGGTCAGTCTCGTGTAAACGAGGCAGGTAACTACACCAAACCCGGTATGCGTAAGTCTATATTTGAGCGTATTAAAGCCGGTGGTAAAGGAGGTGCTCCTGGTCAATGGAGCGCCCGTAAGGCTCAAATGATGGCTCTCCAGTATAAAAAGGCTGGTGGTGGATACAAGGATTAGGTTTCCAATATACGACGCTAAAACTGACGGCAACGTATTTTATTGGATTTTAGAGGCATCAGAGGACTTTAGAAAAATTAGGCAACGGGAACGGTATGTCGAACTTGAAAAAGCCGCAACAAAGTCTGAAGGCTTGGACGCAACAAAAGTGGAGAACTAAAAGTGGCAAACCTTCTACGCAAGGACCGAAGGCTACAGGGGAAAGATACCTCCCAAGCAGCGCCATCAAAGCGCTCTCCCCGCAAGAGTACGCCGCGACCACTCGCGCCAAGCGAGCCGGTAAAGCCGCAGGAAAGCAGTTCGTCGCCCAGCCAAAGAACGTGGCTGCAAAAACTGCTCGGCATAGGAAAATAGCATGACAACTTCAGGCACATCAGAATTTAATCTCGAACTTCGGGACATAATAGAAGAAGCGTTTGAGAGGTGTGGTGCCGAACTACGGACTGGTTACGACCTTAAAACAGCACGTCGAAGCCTCAACCTATTGACGATTGAGTGGTCTAATCGAGGTATTAACCTGTGGACTATTGAAGAGGGTGCAATTACCCTGCAGACTGGGCAAGCAACCTATCCGCTTCCAGTTGATACGATTGATTTGCTAGAGCACGTAATACGTCAAAATGCTGGGAGTACGGCGACTCAATCTGATATAACAATTAGCCGTATTAGTGTTTCTACCTACGCGTCTATCCCTAATAAGACTTCTCAGGGGTTGCCAATTCAAATTTGGGTGAATCGACAATCGGGAACTACCGCCGCTACTTCTTTGACGTTAAATGGCGGTATTTCTTCGTCGGATACCACAATTACTTTATCTTCTACAGATGGTCTTTCGTCTACTGGGTATATACAAATAGGCACAGAAATTATCAATTACACAGGGAAAACCACTACTCAGTTACAAAATTGCATCCGTGGGCAGGCTGGAACTACTGCTGCAGCGCATCTAACGGGAGCATCGATATCTGTTCCTTATTTACCCAACGTCAATATTTGGCCTACCCCTAATTCACCCGGAACTCAGTACCAACTTGTATATTGGAGACTAAAGAGAATCCAGGATGCAGGTGATGGTGGAGTACGAACTCAAGACATACCCTTTAGACTGCTACCTTGCCTTGTGGCAGGGCTGGCATACCACTTATCAATGAAGATCCCCGGTGCGGAACAGCGGGCAGAAATACTAAAATTGGCATATGAGGAACAGTGGAATTTGGCTGCTGGCGAAGACCGTGAAAAGGCTTCCATCCGGTTTGTCCCACGAGAGTTCTTCATTGGTGGTGGTGGATACTAATGACTACGAAATTTACTCTTGGTCGCATTGCAATTGCGATGTGCGACAGATGTGGGTTTCAATTTAGACTACACGAACTTCGTACAGAAATTGTAAAGACCAAAAATGTTAACCTCAGAGTTTGCCCCGAATGCTGGGACCCGGACCAACCCCAGTTGTCGCTTGGTTTATACCCAATTGACGACCCCCAAGCCGTCAGAAATCCTAGACGTGACACGTCTTACTTGGCAAGCGGCGTTACTGGGTTGCAATTATTGGCTACAAACAGTACTTCTGTTGATGGTTTTGGTACACCCGCAGGGGGAAGTAGGCAAATCCAATGGGGGTGGAACCCAGTAGGTTTAGGAAATGATGGTGGTTTAACCCCCAATAACTTAGTTAGTAAGGGACAGACCGGAACAGTAACAATTCAGATCACTTAGGAGATAAAAATGAATGTAAAAAAAGCAGTACACAAACATGAAGCCAATATGCATCCTGGTACGCCAAAAACTAAATTGGCTAAGGGTGGTAAAACTAATGCAGACATGAAAAAATATGGGCGTAACATGGCTAAAATAATGAACCAACGCTCAAGTGGAAGGGGTCGATAATGAGCAGCGATAAATTTGAGTATTTTTCAGCGGATATTAAAGATCCGTGCGGTAAATATACACAGCCTAAAACCTATACCACAGATATGGGTGGAAAGGAAAATGTTGGGTATCCAAATGCGGTGCCTAATACTCAAACCCAAATGACTCGCGGCGGTAAGGCCCAAACTAAAGGTCGTGGGCATACCACTAAAATGGGGTAATTTGTGAACTACGCCACTCTGTTTGAGACGATTAAAGGATACGTCGAAAACGACTTCCCAAATACCTCGTGGACTGATTCTGCAGGTACGGGCACGGTTACTTTTACGAGTACCGAACAGATCAACACGTTTATTCAAGAGGCTGAACAACGTGTATTTAACTCTGTCCAAATTCCTGACTTACGAAAGAACGTGACCGGTAACTGTACGATTAATAACAAGTACCTTTCCGTTCCGTCAGACTGGTTGGCTAATTTTTCTTTGGCGGTTATCGATGCAAATGGTGTCCAAGATTTTTTACTAAACAAAGACGTTGAGTTTATTAGATCTTGTTATCCTAACCCCACAGATACTGGTGCGCCAAAATATTATGCAATTTTTGACCAAAACTCGTACATTCTTGGGCCGACTCCAGATGCTTCGTACAATATGGAACTCCACTATTTCTATTATCCGCAGTCTATTGTTACTGCTGGTACATCTTGGTTGGGGGATAAGTTTGATTCTGTATTGCTTTATGGTTCTTTGCTGGAAGCGTATACGTACATGAAGGGTGAAAAAGACGTAATTATGGAATACCAAAAACGCTATGATGAAGCCTTAGCAATGCTTAAACAACTTGGCGAAGGCAAGAACCGTCAAGATATGTATCGCACCCAACAAGCGAGGTATCCAGTCAGATGAGCAGCATGAGCGAAGTAGCCTTCCTTTTAGGTGGCACAAACGTCAAAGTCCTTACGACTTCTGGTCGTGGGTTCACGCCTGAAGAAATGGCTGAACGGGCTTTGGATAAGATTATCTCTGTTGGCTCACAGACTCACCCCGCCATTCGGGATCAAGCCGAGGCGTTCAGGAATCAGATCCGGCAAGTTTTAGTGTATTACATGAAAGAAACCGTCAGAACACACCACGTGACTCTGGCAAACAAGTTCAGGAACGCTGGACATCCTGATTTAATTAAACTTTTAGATGAATAAAGGAGCCTAATATGGCGATCACCCAAGCAATGACAACCTCGTTTAAGGCACAACTTCTGTTGGCTGTACACGATTTCCGTCCCTCAGCGGACACAGGCGCAGACGTTTTTAAACTGGCTCTGTATACATCTGCTGCAACATTAGACGCTAACACGACTACTTATAGCGCTTCTAACGAGGCAAGTGGCTCTAACTATACGGCTGGTGGTCTAGCACTGACCAACACTGGGGTAACGGCAACCAACATTAATGCCAATACCGGTACAGGTTTCTGCGACTTTTCCGATCTGACCTTCCCGAACGTATCGGTGACGGCTCGTGGCGCTTTGATTTATAACACCACGCCTTCGGCAAACAGTAATGCAAACACGACTCTGACCAACGCATCTGTGGCGGTTCTGGACTTCGGTGCTGATAAGACATCTACGGATGGCGACTTCACCATCATTTTCCCGACCAACGATGCTTCTAACGCTATTATCCGTATTGCGTAACTATGTCATTCGTACTTGCTGATCGTGTCAAAGAGACAAGCACAAGCACCGGTGTAGGGGATATGACTCTAGCCGGTGCTGAGACTGGCTATCAATCTTTTGCTGTCATCGGTGATGGCAACTCAACCTATTACACAATCGCCCTTCAAGGCGGTAACGAGTGGGAAGTAGGTATTGGCACTTACGAAACGACAGGCCCGGATCTTCAGCGGGATATAGTGCTGTCTAACTCTTTGGGGACTACGGCAAAGATTAGTTTCTCAGCCGGAACCAAGGATGTCTTTGTAACCTACCCGTCTGAGCGGTCAGTGTTTGCTTTGGGTGGTGGGGTGACTGCTGATACTGGGTCTATCTACATTAATAAGACAACTGTTACTAAAGACACCACGCTAAACGATGGCGAGAATGGCATATCGGTAGGAACAATGACCGTAGGCTCAGGCGTAAATGTGACTATTGATACCGGGCAAAGGTGGTTGATTGTATGAGCAAAGTTCAAATCACAGGCAATGTTAGCGGGACAGGCACAATAACCCTAGAATCTCCTAATACAAATACAGACTCTACAATCATTTTCCCGTCTACTGGCGGGACAATGCTCACTACCACCACGACTGGTCTTAATGCTAACAACATTACGGTAGGGATTTTGGCTGTCGCTAACGGCGGTACTGGGAATGCATTTTTTGGAGTTAGTGGCCCTGCTACTTCAGTAAAGACATATACATTTCCCAACGAAAATATGTCGGTTGGGTTTAGGAATATCCCACCTGTAGGAACCAAGACCGGCTCCTATACTCTTGCGACAACAGATGTTGGTGAGTACGTTCAAGTGGGTTCTGGTGGATCAATTACGATTCCAGACGCTACATTTGCTGAGGGTGATGCAGTATCAATTTTTAATAACACATCAGGTAATGTCACGATTACCTGTTCAATTACCACCGCATATATTGCCGGGACAGATGCAGATAAAGCCAGTATGGTTTTAGCAACCAGAGGTTTAGCGACTGTATTATTTATTTCTTCCACCGTTTGTGTTGTCTCAGGAAACGTTTCGTGAGTGGAATTAACTTAATGCTTCTAGGAGCAAAGCAACCATTGTCATATATTGTGGCGACTGGCGGCACTATTACAACTTCTGGAAACTATAAGATTCATACCTTTACAGGGAATGGAACTTTTACGGTTACTGCTGTTGGAAGTGGTGGTGTTGACAGTGATAAAGTTGAATACGTCATTATTGCTGGTGGTGGCGCAGGTGGCTCTAGAGGCCCCGGTGGTGGTGGTGCCGGTGGTTATAGATCTTCGGTTGTTGGAGAAATGTCTGGTGGCGGAGCAAGCGCAGAATCAAGAGTTACCGTAACTGCTACGGCGTACTCAATAACAGTTGGTGGTGGTGGGTCATATACTGGAAGCGATTTAGGGGCTTCTGGAAGTTCTTCATCGGCATTTAGTATTTCATCAACTGGTGGCGGCGGAGGCGGAGGTGGTGATGGCGCTACTTTGCCATCATCTGGGGGAAGTGGAGGCGGCGGATCATATAACGACCCGGGAGCCTCGGGTACAGCAAACCAAGGTTACGCTGGTGGCTCAGGAACAGGCGGATCTAACTCTGGTGGTGGCGGTGGCGCTGGTAGCGTTGGTCAAAACAATAGCGGCGGGGCTGGTAATGGTGGCTCTGGGGTATCGTCATCAATTACCGGATCATCTGTTGCAAGGGCTGGTGGAGGTGGTGGTTACAAATTTGGTACTGGACAGGCAGGCGGAGGAAATAACAATGACGTTACCGGAACATCTGCATCTGCAAACTCTGGTAGCGGCGGTGGCGGTAATGGTGGTTCAGGCGGGTCTGGAATAGTAATTGTTAGGTATAGGTATCAATAATGGCGCATTTTGCAAAAATTGATTCTGGTACAAATCAAGTCATAGAAGTCAACGTCGTGAACAATAGCGACGTTGGTGGTCTTCCTTTCCCTGATAGTGAATCAGTTGGTATTGTGTTTCTTGAGCCTTGGAATACACCCGGAACTTATTGGAAGCAAACCTCGTATAACGGAAACTTTAGAAAAAATTACGCCGGGGTAGGTTACACATATGATTTGGTTAGAGATGCGTTTATCCCACAAAAGCCATACCCATCATGGTCATTGAATGAAACTACGTGTAGATGGGAACCTCCTGTACCGTGCCCGATAGACGGCAAAAGTTATCAATGGGATGAAGCAACAACTACATGGATTGAGATACAACTATGACAGCCTCAGTTATTAACGCTACCGTAAATGGTATCAATGCCACTGGCGGAAACGTAGCCGAACTTGAACTTCAGGTTGCTGGCACGACGGCTCTTACCATTGACTCTAACGGTTTCATTTTTAATACCCCGCTTCCAGTGGTATCTGGAGGGACTGGGGCAAATACAGCGGCTGCGGGTTTAACAAATCTTGGTGGCGTATCAACAGGTAAATCAATTGCAATGGCAATTGTCTTCGGAGGATAGAGATGGCAAACCCAAATATTGTTAGCGTAACGGCGATCTACGGTAACACTTCGTCTATATTAATTACTGGCACCGCTGACCCGTTTGCTACGCCTCTAATTAGTAACGCCGCTTCAAGTGGCAAGGTCTATAAGATCAATTCGATAGTGGTTGCTAACGTAGACGGAACATCGGCGGCTGACATCACGATTAAGATATTTTCTCAGGCCGCTCTTGCTGGAACTGGAACAGCGCTTATCTCGACGGCTTCTGTACCTGCTGATTCCACGCTTGTTGTGATGGATAAAAGCACTGGTATCTACTTATTAGAAGATAAGTCAATTGGGGCTACGGCTAGTGCGGCTAATGACTTGGTAGTGACTTGCTCTTGGGAAGAGATTAACTAATGTCTAATCGTTGGTTCGGTGGCTTAATTAACAAAACCAGACCTACTACCACAGGTACTACGTCAGGTACGGCTACTGGCGTATTTACGGGTACTCAAGTACTTCAACAAATATCTGGGAACAATTGGCCTATAGTCCCCACAGTGCCCGGTGCTCCTACTATTGGAACTGCGTCAATAGCATCGGCAACTTCTGTCTCAGTGACATTTACTGCCCCGGCAAGTGACGGCGGGTCGCCAATTACAGGCTACACAGTAACTTCAAGCCCCGGTGGAATTACAGGGACAGGTGGTTCTTCACCAATTACGGTATCTGGATTGACCACAGGAACTTCTTATACATTTACGGTAAGAGCAACTAACGCTGTTGGAACCGGCCCTGCAAGTGCAGCAAGTAACAGTATAGTCCCACAACTTACATACATAAGTGCTAGTGGCGGAAGCGTAACAACAAGTGGTAATTACCGAATCCATACATTTACTTCTAGTAGTACATTTACAGTTAATAGCATTGGAACTGGAAGCAGCGAATCAAATACGATTGACTATATGATTGTTGCTGGTGGTGGAGCAGGTGGTAACTGCGGTGCTGGTGGTGGAGGTGCTGGCGGTATGATTTACAACACTGCACAAACAGTATCTTCTACAGGTAACTATACAGTCACTATTGGTGCTGGTGGTGTTGGCCCAAGTAGTTGTACTCGTGGAGCAAATGGAAATAACTCTAGTTTCTTTAGCCAAACTTCAATAGGTGGCGGTGCGGGCGGTGGTAATGATGGTGGTTCTGGCCCGACATCTGGGGGTTGTGGTGGCGGAGGTTCCTACAACAATACGGGTGGTTCTGGCACGGCGGGTCAGGGGTTTGCCGGTGGTAACGGTGGTGGTGGCACTGGCGGGGGTGGTGGCGGTACGGCTGCGGCGGGTAACCCCGGAAGTTCTGATAAAAAAGGTGGTGATGGTCGCCTGATTAGTATTAGTGGAACTGCAACATACTACGGTGGTGGCGGCGGTGGATACGGTAACGGTGCTGGTGGACTTGGCGGTGGTGGCTCTTATGGTAGCAACGGAACTGCTAACACCGGTGGTGGATCTGGTGGAAACCCAAGCCGTGTAGGTGGTTCTGGAATTGTAATTGTTCGATATAGGTACCAATAAAATGGCACATTTTGCTAAGGTTGTAGATGGTAAAGTGGTTCAAGTTATTGTGGCTGAACCAGAGTTTTTTGAATCTTTTGTTGATCCGTCTCCGGGTCAATGGATACAAACGTCTTATAACACTCGTGGTGGGGTGCATTACCTACCTGATTCAGATACTCCTAGCCCAGATCAATCAAAAGCACTTCGTAAAAATTTTGCCGGTATTGGTTATACATACGACGCAGAACTAGATGCTTTTATAGAGCAACAACCCTATCCTTCATGGACATTAAATTCAGAAACCGCACGGTGGCAAGCGCCTATCCCTGAGCCAGAGCATGACGAGTTTTGTAGTTGTTTATGGGATGAATCAACATTATCTTGGGTGATAAAAAATGGCTGACTCATTTATTAATGCAGATACCGATGGTCTAAAGCAGACTGGCGGCGACTCCAATATTCTGAATATACAGACGGGTGGCAACAATGCCATTACGATCAATGCCCTTCAGAATGTGACCTTAGATGGTACGGGGGCTGTGACGGTTCCTGTGGGTACCGTAGCCGAGCGGCCTTCAGCGCCTGCTGCGGGTATGTTCCGGTTTAACGATGACTCTGACGAGTTTGAGGGCTACGACGGATCAGCATGGGGTTCGATTGGCGGCGGGAGCAACATCACGCCATTTGGTCTTTTTGAGAACGCCAAGTTAATCTCAGCCGACTACACAATTACCACGAACAATAACGCCCTCAGTGGTGGCCCAATCGAAGTCGCAACTGGGGTTAATGTAACGGTTCCTTCGGGATCAGTCTGGACGGTGGTTTAGTATGGCTATAACAATCAACGGTACAACAGGAATAGCGGGTGTAGACGGTTCCGCTAGTACGCCATCCTATCAAGGTGCAGATACCAACACAGGTATTTTCTACCCTGCGGCAGACACCATAGCCTTTGCAGAGGGCGGTGCAGAGGTTGCTAGATTTGATTCAAATGGTCGGTTAGGTATTGGCACCACCTCACCAGCAGGCCGATTATCAGCCAACCTTTCAGGTACGGCGTTTAGTCCTTCTCAAACTACAGGGATTGGTGGAGGCACTTCTGCAAGAGCGCAATTTACTGGGCCTGAAGTAGGTCTCATGCTGACATCCGACATGGATAGTTCAGGTACTCAAACGGGTTCTTCTACTGTTGCTATGGGGATGCAAGTTGGTATTTACGCTGTTAGCGATATTCGCAATCAAATTTGGTGGTCTGGCGGCTATCCTTTGACTTTTACATACTCTAGCACTCCCGGCGGCTCTCCAACAGAGCGTGCCCGTATCACTAGCGGTGGTAGTTTTTTAGTTGGGGCTACGACAACATTTAGCCCCGGAGGCGTTGCTTCCGCACATGGGTTTTCAACTGGGACTTCCACAAATTGGGCTTTAGGCGTTCAAAATACTCAGGCTAGTTCTCCGTGGGGTATTGGAGTAATTTATCCAAATGCTACGCCAAACACAAATAGTTATGGATTTTTATTTTGTCAAGATAGTTCCGCAACAAGAGCATACATATATTCAAACGGCGGTTTAGCAAACTACTCTGGAAACAATGTAAATCTTTCTGACCGTAGAGAAAAAACTAACTTTGCACCCGCAAAAAACTACCTTGACGTTATCTGCGCTATTCCTGTGCAGACTTTCAACTATATTGACCAAAACAATGAGGATGACCCCGGTTTAACTCTTGGTGTTGTAGCACAGGATGTTCAAGAGGTTGCGCCTGAGTTAGTTTCTGAAAGCAACTGGGGAACGCAAGAAGAACCTAAGATGCGTCTCAGTATTTACCAGACAGATTTGCAATATGCTCTTATGAAATGTATCCAAGAACTCAGCGCCAAGAATGACGCACTTGAAGCCCGTCTAGCCGCATTGGAGGCTAAATAATGTCACTCGTAAAAATATCAGGCAACGCAAGCGGGACGGGAACGCTGACCATAGCGGCGCCCAACACAAACTCGAACTACACGCTGACTTTGCCAACTAATACTGGCACGATTCTAACCAACGCCACGACTACGGGGTTCCCTGCTGGCTCTGTGTTACAGGTGGTGCAAAACACTTATTCAACAACCACCACAATTTCTAACGCAACTTATACTGATACTGGATTAACCGCAACAATTACCCCAACTTCGGCATCGAGCAAAATTTTGGTTCTTTCAACTCAACTGTTGGGTTACTCCGCAACATTATTTTATAAATTTGGCGGGTATAGACTTCTTAGGGGTTCTACCGCTATTTACGAGCCATCCCCATTAAGTGGTGGAAGACCGTATTACCCCGGAATATATTTAGGCGGTTCATCAACAAATGATTTAAGTTTTAGTTTTTTTGTAACTCTTTCATATATGGATAGTCCAGCCACTACTTCTTCTACAACATACAAAACACAGTTTGACACTTTTGATAGTGTTGGAAGTATAAATGCTCAAGCAGGAAGCAGGCCGTCTGTTATGATTCTTATGGAAATTGCAGCATGATTGATAAAGCAAAAGCAATCCAATCTCTACGATCCGGCGCACAATGGGTTCTCCGTGGCGATGACCTAGAGTGGCTCGATACTAACCAGACTCAACCAACAGAGGCAGAGATTACCGCAGAGGTGGCTAGGCTAACCGCACTAGAGCCAGCCCGTATTGCTACCGAGAATCGCCGTAGTGCCTACATAGTCGAGGCAGACCCGTTGTTCTTCAAAGCCCAGCGTGGTGAGGCTACGATGGAGGAGTGGCAAGCCAAGGTAGCAGAGATCAAGACGAGGTTTCCAAAATGAGCCAGATAAAGGTCAACGCAGTCACAGACGCTAGTGGTGGCAATACCGCTACGATAAATAGCATGACCCCTACTGCGGATAGTTTGCAGGGCTTCCGCAACCGCATCATCAATGGTGACATGAGGATTGACCAAAGAAACGCTGGGGCGAGTGTTACGATTGCAACAAGCGGAACATATACGTTGGATAGATGGGTTGGATGGGCATCTCCAACTTCAAAATACTCTATCGAGCAAACAATTACAGGTGTTGCCGCACCAACAGGATTTGCTGAATATTTGGGCGTTACTTCTCTTTCTGCTTACTCTATAACATCTGGCGACTTCTTTACTGTCAACCAGCCAATTGAAGGATTCAACGTAGCAGACTTGGCGTGGGGTTCAGCAAGCGCAAAGACTGTAACGCTATCATTCTGGGTTCGCTCAAGTTTGACTGGCACTTTTGGTGGGTCTGTTCAAAACAACGCACAGAACCGAAGTTACCCGTTTACATACACCATCAGTGCCGCAAACACATGGGAGCAGAAGTCGGTCACTATTGCTGGAGATACGTCTGGCACATGGGGTACTGGAAATGGTGTTGGTATACGTTTGCACATTGGCCTTGGTGTCGGGTCTACATACAGCGGAACTGCTGGCTCTTGGGCGGGTACAAACTACTTGTCAGCAACAGGCGCAACATCAGTAGTCGGCACAAACGGAGCAACCTTGTACATCACAGGCGTTCAACTGGAAGTAGGCTCTGTTGCTACACCGTTTGAGCGCAAGGATTATGGGCGTGAGTTGGCGATGTGTCAGCGGTATTATTATTCTTGGAGTTCTAGTGGTCTTTCAGACAATTATTATTTCTATTCTCCGTATGTAAGCAGCCCTCCAAATACCACCGCCTCAGTTGGTTATTTTTTCCCAGTAACTATGCGGGCTAACCCCACTATGGTTGGAACAGGACTTACCCTTGCCAGATTTACAGCAAATCAAGCGGGAGCAGTCGCACA